ACCCGCAGCTCCACGGAGATGTCATGCACCCCCGCGGTCCCGTCGTCGTCGGCCACGCCCACATAGGTCTCGTCGTTAGGGTCAAAATACCGCACCTGCCGCCCGGTCTGAGGGTCGGTCACCATGCGCAAAAAACGCGCCGGGACGATGATCTTCTTCTTCCCCAGCCGGAACTCCGTCACGAAGCTGTCATAGCAGATGTCAATGGCGTGAAGCGTCTCCAGCGCATTCGCGTAAATGCTGACGCCCAGCGGCGAGTTGTCATCGATGTTGTTGGCGATGGGCGTGCGGAAGTAGGAGAACAAACTCTCCTCCACCGGCACGACGGTCTCAGGTTCCAGCCCCGGAAACATCTCCTGCAGCTCAGTCGTCGGGCAGCGGATCCCCAGGATGTCCTGGTTCATCCCCGCCATCGCCCCGCGCTGCATCTCGGATTTGTACAGCTCATTGGTGATGACGTAGGTCTCCCCGTTCCACCGGTGCCACTCCAGCCGGGTATAATACCAGCCCTTGCGCGCCCGCCTCGATATGAATACGCCCTCGGTCACCCGCGCGTTGTCCCACGCCAGCGGCACAAACTGGTCGGCCATCACATACCCCAGCCGCACCCCAAAAGGCTCCCTCTCTGAGGGAGCTGTCGCCGAAGGCGACTGAGGGAGTCCCTTCCTCTCCGGCTCCGCCCAGACCTTAATAGACGCCCCGCCCAGGGCCAGCCCCTGCTCGATCAGCTCCTGCAGCTTCTCCCCGAAGGCGTTCCGCCTCATCACATCCTCGACGAACGCGGCCAACGGGTCGGGATTGGTGACAACGCCATCCTCGTTCCGCTGCTCCACCCAGCCGTTGGTGGACACCGAGAACTGCGCCTCCTCGCCCCAGACCAGCGAGGCCAGCTCTGCGCTGATGGCCTTGGCGGTGTTCAGTCGGAACAGCTGCCGCGTCTGCCCCGGCTTCGCCCCCACGGCCACCACCGGCACGATGTGCCAGTCCTTGTACAGCCCGCGATAAAGCGCTTTCCACACGAAAATGCCATAGTAATAAAACTGATTGAACGCCGGCACGTCACCCAGCTCGAAAATATCCTTGAACTCGCGGGCGATGCCCGTCGCCGTCGCCGTCCTCTGCATCAGCCCTCGCCCCCAACTTTTGATTTTGTCCCATACGTTCATAGCCTCAGCCTCCCGGATGCCTGTACATCGCCTCGCTGTAGGCAATCACGCCGACATGCCCGACCTTGATCCGGCTATCGCAGGCGATTCTCGCGCCCGCGTCCGTCGCCCGCTTGCAGAAGGACAAGTCCTCGGACAGAAGCGGAAGCGGCGTGAACGGTCCCGTCTTGAAACTGTCCGCGCGCGTCAACAGCTCAGTGTTCATCATCACCGCGCCGAATCCACACCCGGCGACAGGAAACACCGAATCACGCGGATAATCCAGATAAGGCTCGACGCCGTTCACCATCTCCACGCGCCTGTAGATCACCGGCGTCACCGGCAATTCACGCTTGAAGTAAAGCCCGCAGACCATATCCCATCCCACGTCCAGGTCTTCGCCCAGTCGGAGCATGAGATCATCCTGAAATACCATGTCGCTGTCGATCCACAGCACCCGATCCGCGCCGCTCTCGATGGCTTCCCGCGCCAGCAGGTTCCGCGCGTCGTGGCAACTCGCCCGCACGATGAAACTGAACCGGCTCGGACAGTCGCGCTTCAGGCTTAACATGCTGTATGCCGTCTGCGTCGGCATGGTGTCCAGCGCTGGCACGGCGATCAATACCTTGTGTTCACTCATACTGTAAACCTCCACCCGTCAATCAGCGCCGGAATCTCCCGCTCGAAGCTGTACTCCATCGCGTCCAGGCTGTCGATGTTCGTCGTCCCGTCGTCCAGCCGCACATCCTCCGTCAGCTCCTCCGCGTCCCACAGCGCGCTCTTGATCGCGTCGATGGTCTCCACGCAATTCCGCGCCACAAAAAAGCGCCCCCCCCCCATGAGGATGCAGGTCGCCCGAATCCTGTCGTTGATCGGCCGTTTCAAACTGTTGCCGATGTTCAACCCCAGCCCCGCCGAGGCCGCCGCGCTCCGCAGTCCGTTGATCAGCGTCTGCTCCGCCGAATCGCACCAGCAGTCGGAGATCACCCACCGGCTCTTGCACCGCCTGACAAAATCGACGAAATCCGCCGCCAGCTTGTTCGGGTCCAGTGCCCGCTGCTCCCGGTACTCATCCAGCACCACCAGCCGGCCCCTGACCGTGAACCCCATGCAACAGAAGGCGTGCGCCGACTTGCCGCCGCCGAAGTCCACCCCGATCACGGCGTTGCGAATCGCGTCGCCCTCCGGCAGGTCGTCCAGGATAAACCGTTCCGGCGTGTCCGCGAACTGCTGGTAGATCAGCCCCTCGGCCACCGCGCGCTCGCCGAGGATGTCGCGCCGATACCATACCGTCTCCGGGTTGTACTGGCTCTCGATTTCCCGCAAGCGCTCCGGCGTGATGGTCGCGTTGTCGTGGATTGTGAAGTGCTCGTACAGGTAACCGCCCTCCAGGCCCTTGTCCCTGTACAGGTCGATATAGTCCTCGTAGATCGCCGCCTTCGGGTTACTGGGGTTCAGGTCCCACAGCGTGAACGGCCACGCCGCCGCGACCTGTCGGCCAGTCGCCACCTTGACAAAGCTGATCCGGCTGTCGGGGCAGTCATAATGTTCGTTTATCTCCGTCGCGATCCACAGCCCGTAGCTGTTGCCGAGAATGCGCTTGTAACTGTCGGCCTTCGCAGCGCCGACGAAGATCACGATCTTCTCGCCGGTCTGCGTGCGGATGAACAACGCCTCGTTGTCCTTGTACTTGCCCCAACGACAGCGCCCCCGGAACAGCGCCTCCAGCCCGAAGCCATTGCATACCCCGATATTCAGTTTAGCGTTGGCCATGGTGGACCCGCTGGCCAAGTGAAATTTGTCGGGCGTCTGATCCAGGTATGCCGCCGCGATGATGCAATGGTCGATGGTCTTTCCCGAGCGGATCGCGCCCTCCGCCACGCACATGCGGTGCTTCAGCGCCGCCCGGATATACCTTTTGTGCTTCTCGCTGAACGCGCCCCACGGGATCGTCGTTGTCCTGGTCGTGGTGATCATTTCAACAGCTCCACCAGTGGCGACAGATCCTCCACGTCTACGCTGACGCCGGCCTCCACCTTCTCGCGCCAGGCCTCCGGCTTGCGATTCGCCAACCAGAACTTCTGGGCGTTCACGTTCGCCGGAACGTGCACCTCGTCGTAACCAACCGCCAGCTCCTCGACCTCGCAGCGCCGCCCCATATCGTCAAAAAACACCCGCTTGACCTTAAAGGTCTTTCGCACCTTTATCGTATAGCCCAGGGCCAGCTTGTGCAGCGCGTTTTCGACCTCGATGTCAACGGGTTCCTTTCCGCGCGCTAATGCCTCCGAAATCTCTTGATGACGCTTTTTCCACTCGTAAAGCGTCGACGTCGAAATCCCTATTTTTCGGGCCAGCTGTTCGTCGCTCAGCCCGTCTCGCGCCCAGGCCGTCAGCAGCATCAGGCCGTCGGGAGTCATCCATTTCTGATACTTGCCCGTCGCCATGCCGCCGCCTCCCTCCGGGCATCGTCTTTCTCTACGCCCCCGCCAGCGCAGAGGCGCCGTCCCGCGAATCAGGCCGACGGGCGGTCAATCATGATCTCTGCCGCCATCCTCTCGCCTCGCGGCGATGCTGTCCCATGCAAAAGCGGACACGCTCGTCTCGTGCCCGCTTCGGTCATCGTATACTATACCACATTCAAATACTGGCTTTCAATGGTCAAATGAAAGAGGATGAGTCACGGGGACAGGTTCCCTGACTCACCCTCCCCCATCCTCGCCAGCATTCTCATCACCTTCAGCCCGTCGCACTGGATGATGTGATCGTTGATGATCTCCATCTCCGCCTTGGTCGGTCTGAAATACTGGCAGCACAAAATCGTCAAGTTTTGAATGCACCGCTCCACGTTGTCGGCCTGTATCTCAAACCCGTACACGCTCTCCAGCGCCACGATATAATCCCGCCGACGTTTACACCTGTCGAACTTTCGCCGCAATATCTCCGCCACAAACGCCCCATCACCGCAAGCCGGCTCCAGGAAGGTCCGCTCCGGATCAAAGCATCCCGGCGACTCTGCCTCCAGCATATCGCACATGTCCCGCACGGTTTTTACCGGCGTGAATACCTCGCCGAAACGCTTCACCCGCTCAGCCTTACTCAGTTCCATGCTCCACCCCCTCCGGCACCTTCACCATCATCAGCGCCCGCCCGTGCAGTCGATACACCCACCGCACATCCAGCCCCATCCTCTGCGCCACCTGCTCCCAGGTCAGCCCGTCGATGTAATACAGCTCCAGCACCTCTGAAAGCCTCGGCTCCTCCACGCTTCGGATCGCGTCGATCGCCGCCAACTTCCACCGCACCAGCTCCCGCGTCCTGGTGTTGACCACCCGCTCCAGCTCGATCAACTTGTCCGCGGTCTCCGTCCAGTCCGCGCCGCCACCCCTGGGCATCCCGGTCAGGCTGCTCATCCGCCCGCTTTCCAGCCTCGCCCGGATCCGCTCCACCCGCTCCTGAGCCTCGTCCACCCGCCGGTCCACCTCCCTGGCCCGCCTCAAAAACTCCTTCGCGGTCACGCTCTCGCCTCCTGATCTCCGTCCATTTTCGCGCCGCAGTTCGGGCAGTACGACAGAGTATGTATATCGCGTTCGTACCATGGCCGAAATCCACAGTCAGAACAGTCGCCATTTTCTCCCCACCGCCCATGCACCACCGGCACCGCATCCATCACCGCCGGCTCGAAGTCCTCCAGCACCTTCCCCAGCAGCTCCCCGACACTCATCTCCAACTCATACCGCATCCCGCCCCGGCTTTCATCCACCACGGGCACGATCACGCGCTGGTCCAGATCACACAGCTTCACTCGCTCCACGCCTCCTTCGGGTCCTCCCAGAGTGCCGTCCCTTCCTCGTGCGCGCGCTCCCATGGATAGATGTTCACACTCCCGCACCCATCGCACAAAACCTTCCGCTTGGTATATTCCACCCCATATATGTGCCCGGAACCCCCACACCTTCCGCACACAAAATAAGGCGTGCCGCCCGGTGTCGTAAAATCACCGGTCAATTTCACCCATCGGCTGATGGTGACGGGCTGCGCCAGCAGCGCAAGCGCACCTTTAAGTACTTCGATGTCATAGCTCGTACAGCCAATATCCCGGCAATACCCCTGTATAAACCGTTCAAATTCCCGAACGATCTTTTCCCGCTTCTCCGTGTCCATCATTCTCACCTCACTCCATTTCCATCTGCCTGCCCCTGTACTTCGCTTCCCGCAGCTCTTCCCTGATCCACTGCTACGGGATGTCCGCCATATACCGCACATACACCCGCCCGGCGGCGTCCCTGTCCACCCGCACGGGCCGTATCCGCCCCGCCGTGGCCAGCGCGTCATAGGCGTCCTTTTCCGCCTGAGACAGCCGCCCAGGCGGCCACACGTCCACGACCTCCACGTCCATGGGCGCCGGTTCAAACCGCAACGTCCTCCCGGCCGGCGTTTTGATCGTAAATCCGTCAGCGCTCATTGCCGTCCCCGATCTGCTCCACCCGCACATAAATCCCCGGCCTTTCGCCGAAGAACTTTTCCGTCACCTCGCTGCACACCTGCGCGTCGTCCCCCCAGTAGTGCGTCCTGGTCATACAGTCCTTGAACAGCTTGATCAGGTTGTCCGTGTCCGGCCTGGTCACCTTCCACTCGCCGTCCCTGTATCCGCTGTCCTCCGGAATCGGGAACAGCCACTTCGTCACCAGCCGCAGCGGCCCCTCCAGCGGAAAGATGAAATCCCATCCCGGGATCCTGCGCTTCTGCGCCAGCAGCAGGTCCATGAACTTTTGCCGCGCCTCCTTCAGCCTGGGCGGATCGTACACAACCACCCGACCCTTCACGATCTTGAACTCGTGTTCCTGCTGGGTGACGGTGGGCGGCACCATCGGCAAGAAGAATTCGATCACGCCCGTCACCTCCTGTCGTCCCCGAACCGGTCGCCGTAATGCCCGATGATCTCCACCGCCGCGTCGCACACCGCCGACCTGATTCCGCTGTACAGGCTTTCGCAGCTCAAACTGCATTCCCTCCAGTCGCCATTCCACAACGCGCACTGATCCCCCTTGCACTCCGCGAACCCGGCCAGCGGGCACAGGGTGCGCTTCTCAACCTTCGGCTGCTTCATCGTCCCTGCCTCCCTTCAGGTTCTGTATTGCACAGGCTTTTTTCGCTTCCGAATACCAGGCGCAGCGCGGACCGTCGCACAGCGTATTCTCGATGTCATAGTCAAGGGGTTCGATCGCGCTGTTGATCACTTCGCCCAGCGCGTACAACGGACAAATCTTCTGCATCTCTTTTTCTCCTTCTCATTTTTCTCGCGCGGGGCATCTTGCCTTTGCGGGATGGAGGTAGGCAGCCCACCGTAGAGTGTGGGGGGCTGTAGCCCCACACACGGCCTCCATCCTGCATAGGCGGGATGTCTATCCTTACCCTACGTAGTAGGGTAACCTTCCGCCTGTTGATGAAAAGACTGATTTTTATGTCTTTTCCTGCTCGGGAATTGTCTGAGCTTTCAGTCTTTTCCTGTTGATGAAAAGACTGATTTTTATGTCTTTTCCTGCCCTTCGTCCTTCTCGATCACGGTGCCCGTGTTCTTGTCCAGGATGAACTTGTCAGAGTGTTTCAGGTACTTCCGGACCGTGCTCTCGTCCAAATCCATGTAGTCGGCGATCTGGTGAACCGTCGGCGGTTTCCCCAGGTTTGCGCTCGCCACGGCCATGTCCAGGCGCTCCCTGACGGCGGCCCGTCGGGACGGCGCGTTCTCCTTGTTCTTCTTCGCGCCCTTCTGCCACGGCTTCTTCGGCTCCTCCGGAGCAACGTCTCCCAGCACCCCCGCCCGGTCCGCCACATGCACCGGATAATCGAACCACACGTTCACCGGCGCGAACCGCTCGAACTCCCTCAGCGTCCCCTCAATCCGCCACGCCGTGCGCTTCCCCAGCCGCGCCTTCGCCGCCTCGATCCGCTTCAGCAGCGCCGCATACTCGAACGGGGCCAGCAGCCGTTCGCAGGCCGCCAGCGTCCTAACGGCGCTGCACTGGTCGTCCTGGCTCAGCGCCGCGTCCGGGTCAATCCCCATGATGGATTTCCCCAACATATCGACGCACAGCTCCCGGGTCGTCCGGTCTGCCTCGGCCTTCGCCAGCGCCTCGCTCACCGGCAGCTCGATCATATCCAGCAGCGCGTCCGGGTCCCTGGCGAACACGCCGCTGCCGCTGGCCCGGTCCATGGCGTTCTTGCCGCCCTGCGCGCCCTTGCTGTGATGGTGGCAGTAGATCACCGCGCACCCCAGCCGCGAACAGATCAAATCAAACTGGTTGCAGAACTTCGCCATCTGGTCGGCGCTGTTCTCGTCGCCGGTGATGACCTTGTAAATCGGGTCGATGATCACCGCGATATACCCTTTTTTCTGCGCGCGCCGAATCAGCTTCGGCGCCAGCTTGTCCATCGGCACGGCGCTGCCGCGAAGGTTCCACACGTCGATCTTCCCCGCGTTCGCCGGGGCCACGCCCAGCGCCGCGTAAACGTCCCTCAACCGGTTCAAACAGCTCGCCCGGTCCAGCTCCAAATTCACATACAGCACCCGTCCCTGCGCGCACCCAAACCCCATCCACGGCCGTCCCTCCGCGATGCTGACGCAAAGCTCCAGCAGCGCGAAGGACTTGCCCGCCTTGCTGGGCCCGGCCAGCAGCAGCTTGTGCCCCTGCCTCAGTACCCCCTCGATCAGCGGCGGCGACAGCGCCGGCAGCTTGTCCCACACCTCCGCCAGGTTCTCAGGGTCCGGCAGATCGTCGTTCACGCTCTCCACGTACTCCCGCCAGGCCTCAAAGCTCTCCCGCCCGATGTTCTCGGCGACGATATACTGTCGGTGCTCCCCGCGCATGACGCCGGGCATACGGCTCAGCCGCGACGGATTCTTGTTCTGCGTGTCGATCTTCAGCCCGTTGGCCTCGCACACCTTGTAAAGGTACGCCACCCGCTCCCGGTACTCGTTGTAATCCCGCGCCCCGATGTGCACGATGGCGTGGAGGCTCTTGCCGCCCGAGTGCACCAGCACCCTCGCCGGCAGCTCCATCTCGCGGTACAGCGCGTATTGCTGCTCCACCGGCAGCGTGTCCGATTCCACCAACGCGTAGCGGTACTCGGTCACGTTCTCGTTCCGCACGCCCTGGCCGTCGAAGGGATTGAACCGGATCCACGCCCCCGCCTCAGGGTTCGCGTCGCCGATCACCGCGCCCAGGTCGTCCCCGTGCTTTGCGATGTCGGCCAGCAGGTCGCCCGCGGTCTTGCCGTAAATGCCCTTCGTGGGCATGAACCGTCCGTCCTTCTGCCAGACCTCCACGCAGTAGGCCACATAGTCGGTGGAGTCGAACAGCAGCTCCAGGTACCGCGACAGCTCCCGCCCCGGATGCCACCCGGCAAACAGCCTCGGCAGCGGATGCACCTCCACCTGGTCGGGGTTGTCGATCACCTGCAGTCCCCCGCCGATCACGTCGTCCCAGCCATACGCCCGGTCCTCCCGCGTCGCCCGCGCCGGCGTCCACCCCTGGTCCCTGGCGTACTTCACCAGCGTCCCCAGCGTCACGCCGCTGGCCCGGATCGTGTTCCACTTCTTCACGCACTCGCCGGGATGGTACCGCTTCAGATCCCGGGCGCTCCAGTCCTCCCAGTCCTGGGCCGTGAACCCGCCGTCCTTCAGTGCGAATCCCACGTCCACCCACTGCTGATAGGAGAGCACCGCCGGGTCAATCGCCGGCAGCACGTCGCCCAGGATGTCGTATTTGCTCTCACTCATCTCTGTACCCTCGATTTGTCGCCGAATATGCGTTGAATGCATTCATCCGTGATCTTACTGTCCAGGCAGAACACGGCGCTGTTAACCGCGTTTTCGATGATGTATTCGACCTCTTCCCTCGTGATTCTCCGATTTTCGTCGAAGTCATAGTCCATCAGCGCCCGCGCCAGTCGCTTCGTATCGTAAGCCGACATCTCCAGCGCCCGCCCATTCTCTGCGCATAGCTGCAGCTTTTCGACGAACTCACCTATGATCGCGCTCATGCCGTCCTCCCCGCCTTTCCGCTTCGCGCCTCTCCCCCGCTTCCCCGATCACGTCCGCCGCGTGGACCCGTTGATCCAATCGCCGCAGCTTCATCACCTCATACCGGGCCACCTTCTGCCCGTTCCGGAAGATGATCTCTAATTGGTCCAGCATGATCCTCACGTCGGCCATCTCCTCGGCCACGTTCTCCGCGTCGTCCGC